GTGTGTTTTTGTGGGCGCTGGAGGGTCTGAAGGTGGTCCTGGAGAACAATCAAATTCTTGTGCCCGAGTCCGTGGAGCAAGGGAAGAAGAGGTTCCGAGCGAGCAGTAACCCGGCGCTGTCGTTCGTGGAGGAGTGTTGTGTATTGGGTGAGTATGCCGCCGGTGCCGTGATCAATAGTATCTCTCCGCCTGTGCTGTATCGGACGTATAAAGCCTGGTGCGAGGACGGCAGTATACCCATAAAGTCGCGCCTGGGCAAGCATAAGTTTTATGAACAGATCCTGACCAACTGCAAGGGAGTTGCAAAAAAGCGGGATCCTGGTGGTACGAAGGATAAATTATTTGGTATCGGCCTGGAGCGTGAGCTGGAGTTTAAGGTTCCGGAGTAGTCCCCCCGGCTCTCGGGTTAGGATTTTTTTTGTACGTCAAGGAGCGGAGCTATGTTTTTTGTCGGAGGATTTTTGCCACGATCTGGCGCACCCGCTCCTTGCCGACACCGTGTTTTTTGGCGGTATCGGCAAGGCAGAGGTTATCAACCAGGTGACTGTAGGCTATCCGGATTGATTTAGAGGTGAGCCGCGTCTGTTGGGCTGCTCTGTTGAATTCCTGTTCTGTCATTCTCCGGGGCTTTCCTCCTGTTTATTTAGCGGGTCCTGCCCGGTTGACTCCGCCTCCTCAACGTGCTGTTGCAGCATCTTGTTGAGGCGGAAATTATGTTCCGTGCCGTACCGTTTCTTGAGCCGACGGAATTTCTTCAGTGTCTCTGGATCTATGTCGTAGATCCTCAGTTCTCCGGTTGTGTTATATTTTCGTTTTGCCATGGCGTTTCCTTTCTTTCCTTATTATTTTTGGAGGACGGCAAACCACCAGCTAGAAAAGTCGCCCTCAAATTTGTGGTGTTAAGTATTATATTTTATTTCCAATTCTTTGCGGCTGCGATCACGTGCTCAACCGTGATCTCCGTTCCCGAGGTCAGGGAGTCTTCAAGATCAAAAATTACGTCTGAGACAATGCCATCACAAATGTCTTCCAATGCCAGGTCTGGAAATTCGACTTTTGCGCGGGAAATGGTCTCTGACATTTCAGCCAAGATCCGGGTTTTATTTCGATCTACGAAAGCTCGAATTTGGCCGGGGTTTATATGCGCACCCACTCTCATTATTGTTGCATTTTCATGTATCATCGTCATTCCCTCCTCCTTTATATTTTTTTTGTCCTCCCCACTACACGTTTCGGCTCCCATTATCCCTCAGAATTTGATCGTTTAGACTAATTACATGTAATTTACATGGTTTTTACATGGTTTTGATATTGGTAAGTGGTTTAGATGATTCGGCATTAAGATGATTTACATGGTTTACATGGTTTTTTTACTACCCTTTACATGCGCGCGCATATGCGCGGGCGTAATAAGGATCATCTATTTTTTATTTATTTTTTTTATATGTTAATAATAGAGAAAAAACCATGTAAACCATGTAACATACCGATATGTTGATAAAAAAGCAACACAAAACCATGAAAAAACCATGTAAGATTACATGTAATTGATATCTAATTGTAGTTTAACCTCCCGTCTCAGGTATGGAGTATGAGCCCGGATGACTTATACTGAGTTAGGAGCGGCCGAGAGGCGAAGATCCGGTTGATGCGAGTCAACTCGATGCGTTTGGAGAGTCGGCCGGGTACATGGATACCCACAAAAAATGAACTGAAAGAGAGGGAGAAGGGTGAGTAATCTTGAGGCGTTACGCCAACAAAGACGTAGGTTTTCCGGCGGTGCTACAAATCCTGCTGCTTTGCGCAAGGAGTGTGGCAGGCTGTATCGAGCAGCGCTTGAGCGCTTGAGAGCGCGCGGGGATTACGTAGATCAGGTTAATGCCGCGCGGCTTGAGCCGGTGGCGCTGACGTTGAGCGAGACTTTTCAGGCGCGGGAGCGAGCTCTGAGCGAGGATATTGATGCCGTTTTACTGAGTGATGAGCCGGGTTTGGAGAGATTCGGGGAGCTGGTTGGTGAGTGGGAGCAGTGTTGTTTGCAGGAGCTGGCTATGTGGTTGACGCTGGTTCAATCGCAGTAAAAACGATCCTTAAAACTATAACTAAATGATTTGCAAAACCGCTTGACTTTCTCTGTGTGTTAGTTAATAGTATTAGCAGGGTTTCAACCGGTTTCGTTAAAATCATCTATCCGAGCGAGTTAGGAGTCCCAGATCCTGAGCGAGAGGGGGTACCCCTCAAAGGGATCCTAACCGGGTCCCATCGGGGCCTATAATGGGGGACTTCCAGAGATAGATTAATTTTGAAAATATGTTTTGATGATTTCAAAACGCCGCGAAGCCCCGACAATGAACAATTTATAGGGAGGGGGGACACATGGAAGAGAAAAAGGTAATAGGTTATATCCGGGTTAGCACGATTGATCAAGATACATACAAGAATCGTGCTGAGATTTTGGAGTTGGCCAATCAAAAAAATTTTGGCCGCGTGGAGTTTGTTGAGGAAAAAATAAGCGGTACAAAGGCCTGGCAGGACCGCAAGATCGGCCGCGTGATCGCTGAACTGCAACAAGGCGATGTGCTTATTGTTCCGGAGATTTCCCGGCTGGCACGGTCGATGCTTCAGATTTTAGAGATGCTCGAAGTCCTCAAAAAGAACGGCGTTGATGTCTACGCCGTCAAGGGCGGCTGGAGTCTTAACGGCAACATTGAAAGCAAGGTACTACTCCTGGTCTTTGGCATGATGGCTGAGATAGAGCGGGATTTAATCAGTCTCCGGACAAAAGAAGGGCTGGCCGCGCGCAGGGCGATGGGTGTAAAATTAGGCAGACCCTCAAAACCCGGCAAGTCCCGCCTCGATCAACATCGAACTGAGATTGAGCAACTCCTAAGAAATGGGAGTCATAAGAAGTTTATTGCCGGAAGATTCTTCGTAACGCCCGGGACTTTGACTAATTGGCTTAAGAAGAATAAAATTAATATTCAACCAAGTTGTACGCATGATAAAAATAATGAAACATTTCCCCTTCTAAAAACCTTGTCAAGAAAAAAATGCATCGAAAAAGCACTTTTTTTACACCGGATAGCACAGGATAAAACCGGATAGTGCATGATAGCAAGCGTCTTTTAAAAATCTCTCCAAAAACCTGTGATATATATGATTCAATATAATTCGTGAATTGCTTGAATCATTTATTGAGGATTTTAACAGGTGGCAGCCAACAATAAAATTGAGCAATACAACCTTCAGGACCGTACGTTGTCACTCAAGGCTGAGGGCTATCCCACGCGCAGGATTGCGGAGTTTTTGACCGAGGACCTGGCGGGCAAAGACACCATCAGCCAACCCACCGTGGCCCGGTGGCTGGCCAATGAACGGCGCAAACGAAAAGCGGCTGCGGAAGTTATTCTGGATGATTACATTTCCACAAGCCTGCCCGCGGATTTGAACATTCTGGATGAGATGGTCGAAACCTTCCTGAGTATTTTCAGATACAATACCGGCGGATTAAATAAAACCCTAAAGCTGTTGCAGACCGGTGTTGTTGATCTAAAAATTTATCGAGAATTAAAAATAGAACTGGATAAAGAACGTTCCATTAATATCCGCGAGCCTGATTTAAAAACAGGCATGCAGGCGGCGGACCGGTTACGCGATCTTCTTAATACTAAATTCCGCTTCATCGGCGTGGGCGATCCCGATGATGACAGCATTACCAAAGTAAGGGCCGACGAACGTGAAGAATTAGAAGAGATCGCCCGGGAACTCGCGGAAAAGAAACGGCAAGAGGTAAACGATGCATCCGGATCCTGACAAGCTGAGAATAGTTGATCCATGGTATTGGGCTTATTCCACCCCCATAAAGCTGATCGCAGGGGCTTTTTCACTCCCCGGCCATGAATTCCAGGTAGAAATGATGCAATTGAACCCGCGCAGAGAATGTATGATGAAAGCAACCCAAATGGTGGGCACCGAGACACATATATTAAAAACCCTGCATGGTTTAATTCATAAAAGATACCCCCTGGGCGCCCTGTGTCTCTTTCCGACCGGTGAGGATGTCAGTGACTTTTCCTCCTCTCGATGGAGCCCGCTTATCAAAGACAACCCCTACTCTATCGGCCGTTATGTAAAAGACACCAACCGCACCAACCTGAAAAGGATAGGCGGCGCATTTCTCTTTTTCCGTGGAGCAAGGCTTACCCAAATAGTCGATGATCAGAAGAAAAGCGCGTCAAAACTAAAAAGCATCCCGGTTGACAAGGTTATTTTTGACGAAGTGGACGAAATGTCGCCCGAGGCCATTCCCCTGGCCCAGGGCCGAATGAAACATAGCAACGTCAAGGAAGAGGTATATCTTGCCAACCCGACCATCCCCGACTTTGGCATTGATAAAATTTATAACAGCTCAGATCAGCGCGTTTGGATGATCAAGTGCGAAAAGTGCGGCAAAGAAACGTGTCTGGAGCTTGAGTTCCCCGAATGTCTTCTCAGGACCTCCGACAATCGCGTAATTCGCGTATGCCGCCACTGCCGCAACGAGATATTCCCCCGAAACGGCAGGTGGGTCCCCCTATATCCCGCCCGCACACAAGACATGGTGGGCCGGTGGATATCCCACTTAAATTCCGCGTTTGTAGATCCTAAAGAAATCCTCGACGCGTACGAGAATCCGAATACAACAAAAGACAGTTTTTACAATTTACAGCTCGGAATGGCGTACATTGACGCCGAGAATCGTCTTACCAAAAACCAGGTATACGCGTGCTGCGGCCTGGAACCAATGCAGCACGGCTGTTCCATGCAATGCGCCCTGGGCGTGGACGTTGGTAAACACCTGCACGTCGTCATCGGCTATAAGATCAACGAGTATACAGCCCGCATCGTAAAGGTCGCCCGCGTCTCATCTTTTAACGACGTTCACGACCTGGCCAAGCAATACAATGTCAGGACCGCAGTATTTGATCTCTACCCGGAAGAAAGAAAAGTCCGCGAATTCCAGAAGAACGAGGAGTTTGACGTGTTCGGCTGCGACTATCTGGAAGACCAGCGAGGCCCGGCCAGATGGGACTATAAAAACGGTCTTGTCCGCATAAACCGCACCGAGATTTGTGACAGCTCTCACACCTTTGTGTCTGATTTAGACAAGCTTGAGCTGCCGAGAAAAAGCGCAGAAATAGAGCAATACGCGCAAGAAATGATCAATACGGCCAAGGTACTCCAGGAGGACAAAGAGACCGGCAAAAGAGTGTACCGGTACAAAAAATTAGGCCCGGATCATTACCGGCACGCTACAAATTATTTTCTATTAGCCCTGGAAAAAGTAGGTGTGTCCCTGGCAGCAGACGAAGAAGAATATTATCACGACCGTCAAGCCACGGGCACGGAAGGGAGAAGCCATGCTACAGGGTATTAGCGAGCCCTTTCCCGCTATAGGCACAAGCACACCTCAAGCCCCACGCCCCCAGTCCGGGACCGCCGAGTTTTCGAGGGAAGATATCAGACCGGAGCCGCCGCCGAATCCGGCAGACATATTAAACGCGAGGCTCTCCTCTACCAACATAGCAACCGAGCTTGAACAAACCGTCATTGACGAAATAGCCCAGCGCGTAGTTCGCGATTATGAAAGCGATGAACTCTCCCGGGAAAACTGGCTGGCGCGCAACGAAGCCGCGATGAAGCTCGCCACCCTGGTCATAGAGACCAAAAACTTCCCCTGGCCCAATGCCGCAAACATCAAATACCCGCTTCTTGCCACTGCGTGTGTCCAGTTCTCGTCGCGCGCGTATCCGAACATCATCCAGGGCACCAATATCGTCAAGGCCAAAGTCACGGGCCAGGACCCCGCCGGCCTAAAGGCGGCCCGGGGCATGCGCATCAGCGAGCACATGAACTATCAGATCACCGAAGAGATGGAAGATTGGTCCGAAGAGATGGACGATCTCTTGGTCGCTCTGCCGATCGAAGGCTGTGAGTTTAAAAAAACATATTTTGATAGCACCGACGGCCTGAACGTGTCGGAACACGTACGGCCTAAAGACCTGGTAGTTAACTATCGAGCCAAAAGCCTGAAAAAGGCCAGCCGTGTCACCCACCGCATCTGGCTCTATCCCAACGACGTGGTGGGAAGAGTCAGAAAAAAAATATTTTTGGATATAGATTTTGGGTATCCCACGACCATCCAGGAACCATCCACCGACAATGAATCCCCGGCTTTAAATGACGAAGACGCCCCGCATCTTTTCCTTGAGCAACACCGCTGGCTGGACCTGGACGGCGACGGATATCAGGAGCCCTATGTCTGCACCGTGCACAAAGACACCGGCAAATTAGTCCGCATCGTAGCCCGATGGGATGTCGAGGGAATAGCCCGGAACGAGAAAGGCGAGATCACAAAAATAACGCCGGTCCACTATTTTACGCGGTTTAAATTTATGCCGTCGCCGGACGGGGGTTTTTACTGTATGGGATTCGGCACCCTGCAAAGCCCGATCAACGAGGTGATCAACAGCACAATCAATCAGCTCTTAGACGCCGGCACCCGGCAGAACACTGCCGGCGGATTTATAGGCAAGGGAGTAAACCTCGCCAAAGGCGGCGGAGGAGGCCCGATAAAATTTGCCCCGGGCGAGTATAAACAAATCGACTACTCAGGCGACGACATCCGCAAAAACGTCTTTGATCTAAAAATCCCGGAACCATCCAGGGTACTTTTTCTCCTGTTGGGCTCCATGATTGGCGCAGGCAAAGAGCTTGCCTCCGTGTCCGAGGTCCTCACCGGAGAGCAGTCAGGTTCCAATGTGCCTGCAACGACCACATTAGCCTTGATCGAACAGGGCCTCAAAGTTTTTTCAGCCATATATGTGCGGGTACACCGCGGCCTTAAATGTGAATTTAAAAAACTCAAGCGCCTGAACCGCTTGTTTTTGGACGATGAAGTTTATTTTACCGTCCTTGACAACCCCAGGGCGATAAAGCGAACGGACTATGAAGACGTCGACCTTGACGTGCAACCGGTGAGCAACCCCGACGAAGTATCGGACATACAGCGCCTGATCAAGGCACAGATTCTGTTCGGTCTCCTCGGCAAGGGGTATAATGACGATGCAATACGCCGCCGTCACCTTGAGGCGCTGCGGGTTCCCGACATCGAGGAGCTGCTGCCGCCGAAAGGCCCGCCGCCGCCGCCTGATCCCAAGATCGTCCTTGAAAGTGAAAAGATCAGCCTGGAGCGCGACAAATTTGAGCTTGAGATAGTTATGGCCAGAGGCAAGCTCCTGAAAATGCGAGCGGACACGCTGGCGGCTATTGCCAGGGCAGAGGCGGCAGAGGCGGGGCCTCAGATCGAGATGTATAAGTCGGAACTTGCGGCTCTTGAGAAGATGACGTCCGGGATGTTCGCCGGCGGTGGAGCCACCGGAGGTCAGATGTCAGAGAACGGAGGTCAGAATGAGCGAGAATGGCAATGAAATCAAAATCGAGGCGCCGGACAAATGTATCGGCTGCGGCTGGATACCAGAACAGGCCGAAGCCGGCAAAGAGCTTGCGCTCGGAAGTTCATGGCTGGTTGTGCCTATCCGCGACTCCGTGGTGTGGCTCCATATTTGCCCGAAATGCGGCAGAGCCATGGGCAATAAGAACGCTGTTGAAAACGTGCGTAAGCTTCAGGAAATAAAAAAACAGCGCGTTGTTCAACCCCGCCCGGGCAAGATTGTTTTAGCGGGTTCCAAAGGAGCCCCGATCGGCAGAAATTAACAAATGTTAATAAAACTAAACAAAAGTGTGAATCAATGTTAACAAAGGAAATGCTTGCAGAATGGAGACAAAACCCGACGACGCGCGAGGTGTTCAAGCGTCTCCGAACAATGATCAATGAAATAGAAGGAGAGCTGGGCGCGGGCCGCACGCTGGTCCATTCATCAGCCGAGGAAACTCTGGCACATACGGCACGGGCAGTTGGCCGAATCGCCGGGATCAACGAATTGCTGGAATTTGGCATATTCGACGAAGGCGCGACTTAAGATAAAACCGTAACCTCTCTGCCAAGAGTAGGCCGCTCAAGGCAGGAGCAAAGCAAATAATCAGGGGCGCTGGTGGGAGCCCACCCTTTCACCATGCGCCCCTGTTTTTTTGCGCATGCTCCAAGGATAAAGGATAGATGAAACACATCGAGGAGAAAGCAAAGGAAGTAGGCCTTAAGGTCGTCAAATCCGAAGCGGGAGACATTTATGTTGAAGGCCCGGCCGAGAATGTGGCCGCGTTTAGGGCACAATTTCAGGCCGCCGAGCAGGCCGCCATAAAGGAGTTTAATTCCTCCGGGCTCCAACCGGTTGAATACAAAACCCTGGTCAGGCCTGAAGTGGTGGAGAAAAAAACCGCCGGCGGGATATATATCCCTGAGATAACGCACGAGAGAGAGGAACTGGCTCAGGTCATTGCCACCCTAATTGCCGTGGGCGGCAACGCTTTCGATGGCTGGTCCGGTCAGGTACCAAAAACCGGCCAGCGCGTGTATGTTGCCAAATACGCCGGGATCCGCGTCAAAGGCGTAGACGGGAGGCAGTATCAGATCATAAGTGACAAGGATATCTCGGCGATTATTACCAAGGAAACATAAGCGCAGTATAGAGCAGAAAGGAGTAAGGACATGGCAGAGGAGAATATTATTCAGGAAGACCAAATACATCCCGGGCAAGCAGGCCCGGACGATGTAGCGGCACAACAGGCAGTTGAGACCCAGGCCAAAAATTTAGGCTGGGTGCCCAAAGATGAATTTCGCGGCGACCCTGAGCAATGGCGTGACGCGGACGAATTCATTCAGCACGGCGAGGCGACCCTGCCAATATTACGGGACAATATCAAAACATTACACAAAAAGCTCGATGATCAAGGCAGAGTCATAAAAGACTTTGCCGCGCATCATAAAAAGGTCGAAGAGAAAGCATACCAGAGGGCCTTGAAAAAGCTGAAAGAAGAGAGGCTGGCGGCTGTTGATAAAGGAGACACACAGGAATTTGAGAAAATAGACAAAGAAATCGAGGACCTGGAAAAGACCAGCGCCGGGACCAAGCCCGGGGCTGGATTCGCGGAATGGAAGGAAGAAAACCAGTGGTATGAAGACGATATCGATATGTCAATATATGCCGATAACGTCGGGACCTATCTGGCAGCCCGACATCCAGCCTGGCCTTCAGCCAAGGTTTTTGCGGAAGTTACCAAAAAGGTCAAGGCCAAGTTTCCGGCTAAATTCAAGAACGGCCGCCGCGACCAGCAGCCGCTGGTGGAAAGCGGAGGCGCAGGGCCTGCGGCCGCGGCCGGCAAAAAATATGCAGACCTTCCTGCCGGAGCAAAAAAGGCCTGTGATGATTTTGTCCAAGAAGGACTCCTGACCAGAGAGGAGTACGTAAAAGACTATTTTGCGGAAGCATAAGCGCATAGATCGATGAAAGGAGAAAGGAAGGGAATCATGACAGAAGAAAAAAAAGAAAAAAACGAAAAAGCCAACAACCCGGAGAGTAACGACGCTAAAGCCCGGCGCGCCCGGGACGAGGGTGAAGAAAGAAGATCCCCGACCGGCAGAAAAGCCAGGGTGCCCCTTGGCACGCCCAGGGCACGACTGACTGTTGGCTTCAAAATTCCTCCGGACAAGAAACCGCGCTGGATCGTTGATCACCCGGGCCGACTCGCCCAGGCCGAGGGCGGCGGATACACGTTCGTGGAGGATCCGAATGCCACAGTCGGAGAAGGACCCGAAAACCAGCGCGATCGCCTAAGCACAAAAATAAGCCGCGTGGTTGGCGAAACCAACGAAGGCGCTCCAATAAAGGCGTATTTAATGCTGATCAATAAAGATTGGTACGAGGAAGACCAAGAAGTAAAGCAAACAGAAATAGACGAAACAGACGAAGCAATCCGCTCCGGCGGTATCCAGGGCAAGGTAGGAGACGACGGCCGGTATATCCCGGCCGGGGGCATTACTTATAAACCGTAAAAAAGAATGAACCGGATTTTCATCCGCTCATCAATAAAAGAGAGGTGAATGATATGTCAAACGTTGATAATCGATTCGGGCTTAAGCCCGTACGACACTTAAACGGCTCGCCCTGGAACGGTCAGGCTGTTCGGTGTTATCTGCCGTCCACGGACGCGGTAGCCATGTTTATAGGCGATCCGGTGGATCTTGCCGGCTCAGCGGACGCTGCCGGCGTCTGCCCCACCGTTGTCAAAGCCACGGCAGGAGACGGTAACCAGATCTACGGCGTGATTACCGCTTTTGATCCCAACCCCGACGATTTGAGTCTGGTGTATAGAGCCGCCAGCACGGCCCGGTATTGTGACGTCTGCATTGATCCGGACGTGATCTTTGAGATCCAGGCATGTAGCGGCGCGATCTTGGCAAACACCACCGTCGGCCTGAACGCGGTCTTGATATACACGCATTCGGGATCCACTGTCACCGGCATGTCCGGCGCAGAGATGGATTCGGGCGCTTCGGCCGCACCGGCCGCGGACGCGTCAAACCAACTCCTGATCATGGGTTTGGTGGACCGGGCTGATAATGACATCAGTGCCGTGAACGCAAAATGGGAAGTTATTATTAACCTGCATCGCTTACGGGCAACCGGCGACGGTGATGGAGCCCTGGGCGTATAGCGCGCAGCGCATTCTGCGCGACTGAAAGGAGTAAAACATGAGTGGTGTAATCACAACCGGCAATCACCCCAAAGCGCTTTGGCCAGGCGTCAAAAAATGGTGGGGCCGGCAATATAACGAACACAACGAGGAGTTCAAGGATCTGTACGACATGGACACTTCCGGTAAGGCGTACGAGGAGCTGGTCGAGCTGACAGGCTTTGGCCTTGCCCCGGTAAAACATCAGAACCGCTCGGTGTCTTACGATTCCGAAAGCCAGGGAACGATCAGCCGCGTGGTCCATGTGGTCTACGGTCTGGGGTACATCGTGAGCCGCGAAGAGATGGACGATAACCTTTACATGGTTGTCTCCAAGCGCCGGTCCCGGGCCCTGGCTTTTTCCATGCGCCAGACAAAGGAGCACGTTGCCGCAAATCCGTATAACCGGGCGTTTAATTCAGACTATCCGGGCGGCGACGGCGTGGAGCTGATATCTACGGCCCATCCGACAAAGTCCGGCAACCAGAGCAATTATCTGACGATTGCCGCGGACATTTGCGAGGCCGCAGTCGAAGACCTGATCATACAGGTCATGGGCGCCACCAACAGCCGCGGGCTCAAGATCAACCTTATGCCGCAGTCTCTGCACGTGCACCGGTCGGACTGGTTTGAGGCAAACCGGATTTATAAGAGCGTGCAGCAGAACGACACGGCCGCCAACGCGGTCAATGTATTGCGTATGATAAATGCGTTTCCCAAAGGTATCAAGGTCAATCACTATTTTACCGACCCGGACGCGTGGTTTATACGCACCAACACCCCGACCGGCACGGGCATGGTCGGACTCATCAGACGTCCGATCGAGTTTACCCAGGATAACGACTTTGACACGGAAAACGCCAAAGCCAAGTCCACGGAACGATATGTGTTCGGCTGGGGAGATTTTCGTGGAGTGTACGGGTCGCCCGGAGCGTAGACGCATAGCGTAAAACAACAAACTCTGAACTATGGGTTGTTCAGATAATGACCCCGCCGGACGGCGGGGTCCATAGGAGGATACAAAATGCCTATTTCTAATTATCCGAAAGGGTTTGCCAACGGGATTAACGTCCGTGGCGTTCCCATATTAAACACTTATGGAGGCAATGTTTTTTGGGTTGATTCGGGCGCCGGATCGAACGGATACAAAGGGACGTTTGACCGGCCGTTTGCGACTATTGACTACGCCATAGGCCGGTGTACGGCCAACAATGGCGACATAATCATAGTCAAACCGGGGCACGCGGAAACCGTTTTAACTGCCGGAGGCATCGCCCTGGACGTCGCGGGAGTCAGCATAATCGGCCTGGGCGTGGGGCAACTCCGCCCGACCGTCACTTTTACCACGGACGCGGACGCGGACGTAGACATGTCTGCCGCGAATTGCCTGATCAACAATATGATCTTTAAGTGCAATATCGCCAACCAGGTTGCCATGATAACGGTGAGCGCGGCGGGGTGTGAAATCGCGGGCTGTGAGTTCTCCGAAGGTTCGGCCACGGGGCTTTCTTTTATTACCACGGCCGGGGCCGCCAATGCATGCGACGATCTTTACATTCATGACAACTACATGTACGCCCCGACTGCCGGGAATTATGATTTCGGCATCGAGCTTGAAGAAGTCGAAGACAGCGCCCGGATCGAAAACAACACGATCATCGGCGATTTTGACAGCGGAGGCATCCACAACCCGACCGGCAAGGTATGCACCCATCTCCAGATAAGCCGCAACATCATCCACAACCTCCAGACCGGGCAGCATGCGATAGAGCTGGTGTCCGCGTGCACCGGCGCGATAGTAAACAATCGTCTCTACGGCGATACCATCGCGGCAATTCTGGATCCGGGGTCGTGTATCTGTAACGGCAACCTGGCGGCCACGGCAATAGACGAATCCGGGCTTCCGATCCCGGCGGTTGGAGATTCTACGGACAACTATATCGGAACGAATTCAAATAACAATGACGCAGATTCCTCTAATGTTGTTGCCAACAAAGACGGTTCGATCCTTGAGAGATTAGAGGATATTTCCGGAGAATTGTCCGGCACGGCAGGCATTGCAACCTTTCCCGCGGCCGCGGCAGCCGCAAATGCGGTTTCTATAGCCGAGGTTCTTCGCTACATGTCAGAACTCCAGATCCCGAGGATAGTTTTGAAGGAATCCGGAGATTTAACGGCCTTTGGCACCTCCAAAACCCTGTTTACCGTAACCGGCGACGTCCTTGTCAAAGTCGGCGCATCGGTAGATGTGGCTGTTACCTCAACGAGCGGCACGACAACCTTAGAGGTAGGAGTGGCCGGGAACACGGCCGCGCTGTGCGTGCAGGACGCGGTCGATAATACCGCGTTTGCCATTGGAGATTCATGGTCGCTTATAACCGCGGCGGATGCCAATGGCGCGCAAATGGCCGATGAATGGCTCCTGGTCGGCAACGGCGTCGACATTATCCTCACCGGCTCTGTTGACGATATAACAGCCGGCGAGATTGATTTTTATTGTCAGTTTATACCGCTGACGGCCGGATCATCTGTTGTAGCAGCCGCGTAAGCGCATCGCGTCCCGCCAGGCCGGGATAAAATAAACGAAAGCGCCCGCCGACGCCAAGGCGATGGCGGGCGTTCTTAAAAAAAGAACGCTTTCAAGGCCCGCCCGCCTCACCTGAGTGAAGCGATGGCGGGCGGGAGGACAAACCAATGAGCACACCCAAAAGATTCACCAACGGAGTCACCAACGTGGCCTCCGACAAGCCCATGGGACAGTTGTTAATCCCTGATCCCACTTCCGTGCACACGTTTTTTGAGGATTTTGACAGGTACGCTGCAGGCGACTGGACCGTGACCGAAACCGACGCGGGCGCGACGCAAGCACTGGCGGACGGCGACGGAGGTCAGTTACTGATCACAAATACAGCCGCCGATGATGATCTTGTGGGTATTCAGCTCGCAAAAGAGAGCTTTACCCTTGAGTCCGGCAAAAAAGCCTGGTTTACGGCCCGGATCAAAGGGTCGGACGCTACGCAGATGGACTGGCTGGTCGGACTGCACGTGACGGATACATCGCCGATTGCAAGCGCGCCGAGCGACGGCGTGTACTTCCGCAAGGACGATGGAGACACCAATATCGATATCGCTGTTGTCGCGTCGAGCGCGACCGTGGCCGAGGTCAACGGGATCGCCACGGCCACCACCGGCTTTGTCCGCCTCGACATCTACTTTGACGGCGTTGACACGATCCATTATTTTGTTGACGGCGTGGAGATAGGCACCATCGAGACCACGAGTTTCCCGACAACCGAGCTGAATGTGTCGTTTGCCGTGCAGAACGGAGAGGCAGTGGCCAAGACGCTGACGGTGGACTGGATAGGCGCGGTGAAGGAGCGCTAAAGCCCCGGATGCCGGAGCTGTTAAAACAGGAGGTCTAACATTATGAGTCCATACAGCCGAGAAACAACCAAAAGTATCGCCGCGGAAAATACTTTTTCGGACAAGATGAAATTGCACGGCAAATTTGTTTTCAGGCTCCGCGGCACATGGTCGGCAACGGTAGTCCTGCAAAGGTCTGAAGACGAGGGAACAACGTGGGATGATGTTGATTCGTATGCTGCGAACACAGTGCTGGTCGGTGAAGAAATTGAGCGCGGTATTTATTACCGCTTTGGAGTAAAAACAGGAGGCTATACCAGCGGCACTGTTGCCGGGAGGTTGAGCCAGTGATAGTTCCCGTTATGAAGAATATAATGACAAGATCCTTTAGTAAAACCATCCAGGGGCAAGACCGCGGTCTTGTTTTCCATTTTGATCCCGGAACGGGGAGCCTGTGGGATCGAATAAAGGGCAAGAGGGGTTTTAGTCATGTTCGGAATTCTATTGCGACGAATTGGCATCCGACGGAAAACAAGCTTGTAACGCAAGGTGTGAATGTCCCCCGGTTTGAGCTTGAGGGGGGCAGAAAAGCCCTTTTAGTCGAACCGAGTTCGACAAATTCGTGCCTTTACAGTAGGGCTTTTGACAATGCAGCATGGGTGCAGACTGGAACGCCCACCCCAACAAAAAACGAAACGGGTATTGATGGGGTTGCAAATACTGCTTATACGCTTACGGATGATAACGGGGCGGGGTATGAATATATTTTGGAGCAAATTACAATCTCTGACGATTCTAATACACATGTCTGTTTCCTATATATTAAAAAAGATACAAATGAAGCTCGGTTTCCAGAATTTCAGCCAAATCTATCAGGGGGGAGCGTATTAGTTAATCATGCAATTCAATTAAACACAAAGACTGGTGCCTTGATCGAACGAGTGGACGTAGGTCATGATGAATGCGGAATTATAGATCGAGGTGATTGGTGGCAATTTTGGGCTACGATTACAAACAATAGTACTGGAAACACAGACTTAATCTTTCAAGTAATTCCAGCCCGAACTACCACATGGGGAACCGCCGAAGTCGCCGCTACCGGCTCAATCATCATAGACGCTGCCCAAGGTGAGTTAAATAAGAACCATCCTTCTTCATTTATCCCAACTACATCCTCAGCCGTCACTCGTGCCACTGAAAGTGGTTATCCGTTGTGGGATCTGCCTGTAAATGTGTTTGATGCTACCGGCACGGCCATTGTGTGGCTCAGGCCAGGGATTGACTATGGTGATGTATCTGCTGGCGACTATGGCATACTAAGCGTTCAGGGAGCTGCCAGTAGCCTTTTATATCTTGATGAAGGAGGGAATTTTTGTTCGCATGACGGGGCAACTGAAGCTACAGTTAATGTCAATTGGTCAAGAGACACTTGGTATAAAGCTGTAGTTAAGTGGAACGCTACTGCCTCAAAATTTCGTGTTGGTGCAGATTCTGGTTCAGATGTTTCTTGGGGTACAGAACAAACCTTTGACGGCTCTTATGCCCTTGGTTCTTATCTTCAGCTTGGCTATGGGCTTTTTGGCCCTATGCACATAGGCGACCTGAGAATCTATAACAGAGTTTTAAGTGATGCTGAAATTAACGCAGGGGGCAGCCCATAGATGATTTATAATTTATTCTTTCTTGTGGATATAGAAGAGGTTCTTATAGAAGGTTTTATTCAACAACGCCCTGCGCTGGATGAAGCGATTCGAGATTGGAAAATCATAGCGCACGAGCCTGATCCGGGAACAAGGAAGGTTATCCATGTGGTGGTAGCCGGTGACAGGGATTCAGCTTTAGCGGATAGGCTAACCTCGCATCCTGCGTACTTAGCAGGAAGAGCAATAGCGCCGAACGCTTATTTAGCAATATGGAATAGTTATCCAATCCTGGCCAAACATATTATTTTGTGTTCCTGGATGGTCTACAGCGTGGAATTTTTGCAAGATATTCTCACAAGAGGCACGATCGCAGACTGGGAAGCGGCAGGAAGCCCTGCGAGAGTGGAGAATTATATTATCCCACACCTTTATGCGGGGGTATAGGCGATTTTTTAAACCCACAAACCCTTTAGTGGAGGCTTAACAATGTCTGATACAGTAAATGTGCGCTGGGTTTACCCCCCCAACTGGGACGGGAATCCGCCGGATAAAGGCGGCTGGCGCAAAGCAACCATACAGATGACCGGGATCTCCGACGGCACGGGCGAGTCGGAAGTCGTAAAGCTCGATATTTCCGAGCTTCGCGCGGTTTCCGGCGCGGCGCCGTACCGTACCACGATCGAGCGGCTGGAATGGGACGTCGCCGGCATCGACAATATCCATCTCCAGTGGGACCGGAATCCTAAAGAGACGATCGTGGTCCTGTCCGGCCGCGGCAAAAGAGATTACAGGCCGGAAGGAGGCCTGGTTGATCCGGGCGAGACCGGAGACGCGACCGGGGATATATTGCTGACCAGTAACAGCGCCGCGCCCGGCGGGTCGTATAATATTTTAATGACGGTAAGGCTGAAAGACTGATGTCAGAAGTCAGAGAATAGAGAAATACTGATGAGCCGGGGAACCGGTGAAACGGTGAAACGGTGAAGAGAGACTCCGCGAAGCGATGAAAAAAGGCTACATACACGGTGATCGTTGGTTTATTTAATGTGCTTCCAGCGCTTTCGAGCTATAATTTTTGCAATATGTTGCCGGCACACACCATAAAAAGAAGCCAAAATTTTATTGGAATCTCCAGTATTTGCTTTTTTACGTATGTCCATAATATCTGATTCAGTGAGTTTTGCATGACCATTAGATTCACCATAAACAATATTTTCCCGACCCTTGTTGAACATATCATGCATATTATCAGCTTGGGAACCAAGAAAAAGATGAGAAGGATTTACACAACTCGGATTATCGCAATGATGCAAGACAAGCATATCGCGTGGTATAGGGCCAAAGTAGATTTCCCATGCCATACGATGTGTCCGATAGCTTTTATAAACACCACAAACACCATATCCGTCCGAACTGCGAGCGCCTTGCCATTCCCAACAACCGGCCTGGGCGGTTTTTTTGACTTTCGGCCAAAAATGAACATCGGGAATAAACTCATGACAGCTTGGATTGCAGTAAATTTGACGGCCGCTCCGAGGAGTAAAAGACTGATTGCAATTAGGACAGATTTTTGTAGAATAGTTCTTAGCCATGTTGCTACCTCGTTTAGTAACTGGTTAGGGGGAATAAAGTGGCTGCAATCACTTTATTCCCCTAATTTTATTTTAGGTTAACAGCGATGTCAAGAAGAAATTATAAACACGGTGACCATAAAGTAATATGCGATATATGCGGCTTTGTATATTATCGCAGTGAATGCCTCAAAAATTGGAAAGGGCAAATAGTTTGCAAAAAGGATTTCGAAAATCGTCACCCGCAGGATTTTGTCAAGGCCAGGGCCGATAAGCAGAGCGTCCGGGATCCCCGGCCCGACACACAAACCATGCTTGGCACAACCGCGATAAAAGTGGCCGCGTCCAAAGACGACCTCACAATCGATGTCAATTCGATCAGCGGCCTGGCGGATGATGACAGTATCGGGATCACCCTTGACGACGGCACGCTCCAGTGGACCACGGTCAACGGCACGCCTGCCGGAGATACGGTCACGTTGGCCGAAGCCCTGCCAGACGACGCAGCGATCGGGAATGTGGTGTATGTGCCGGGGGATGACTTTTTAACGGCCAATGAGGTGAGCGCGGCCGATCTATGATCGGCAGATTACGGATTGGAGGGATTGTGGAAATACCGGAGAAAATAAAGCTTGGCGGGCATGAGATTCAAATTCGATTTGAAACTACAAAGACTGTTGGAGGTGCCGGCGAATATAATCATTATCATCAATTGATCCGGCTGAGAAAAGAGCCCGATACGCCGGAAGACGCGGAGGCTGAAGCTTTTTTGCATGAAATTTTTGAAGCAATCAAACTGTTTAACAACATAGAACTGCCTCACGTAAGCCTCACGGTATTGTCTGAGGCATTGTTCCAGGTAATACGAGACAACGATCTTGATTTTAGAAAACCGGTATAAAACCACCCAGGAGAACCTATGGCAACATCAGGATCATACGATTTCAGCGTTAACTGCCAGGAGATTATCAAAGGGGCGCTGCGCCTGATCGGCGCTATCGCCACGGGAGAGACGCCTTCGGCGGCCGAGTTGTCGGACGGCAAAGAAGCCCTCAACATGATGATCAAGGCGTGGCAGGCCGAGGGAATCGGGCTCTGGCTGAACCGGGAAGCGACTCTTTTCCTGGAATACGCGGAGCGGTCCTATAACCTGGGTCCGACCGGCGATCATTGTTCGGTTGCAGTGGTAAAGACCGAGATGAAAGTGGCTGCTGCCTCCGGCGCCGGCACGATTGATGTTGATTCGATCACCGGGATCTCCGACGGCGATTATGTCGGCATCGAGCTTGACGACGGCACGCTCCAGTGGACTACGGTCAACGGCGCGCCGGCCGGAGATACCGTCACGTTGACGGCCGGCCTGACCGATGACGCGGCAGTGGACAATCATGTGTACACGTACACGAGCAAGATCCCGCGGCCGATCGAGGTGATCGAGGCAAGGCGCGTGTACGCGGATGACACCGAGGTCCCGCTTCAGGATGTAAGCCGGGCCGAATATATGGCCCTGAGCAACAAAACAAGCGCAGGCCCGCCGATCCAGGTCTATTACGACCCCCAGCTCACAAACGGTGTTTTGTACGTCTGGCAGGCGTGCGATGATGTGCAGGAGCGAATCCGGATGACGGTCAAGCTGCCGGTCGAGGATTTTGACGCAAATACGGATGACGCGGATTTTCCTCCGGAATGGCTCAGAGCGCTTAAGTTTAACCTTGCCGTGGAGATAGCGCCGGAGTACGGCAAGGAGCCGAGCAATACGGTGATAGTAAAGGCCGCAGAGACAAAGGACGCAGTGAGCGGATTTGACCGGGAACAGACGTCTGTTTTTTTTCTGCCCGACCTTGGGCGTGGATGATGTGAACTATGCCGAGAGTACGGATACCAATAATAGGCGGCCACAACAAAGACCGCAGCTTGAACATCAACGCGCAGGAGACCGTAAATTTTTATCCGGTCCTTGGCGGCTCCGGAAGTAAAACAGTGCTTGCCCTGATGGGCACGGCCGGGTTGAAGGATTTTGCGGATCTGGCTGCGAGCATTGAAGTCCGGAACACGCTGGTCCTTGGCTCGACAATGTATGTTATTGCCGGGGACACATTTTACAGCGTCAATACCGCCGGCGCGGTCACCACGATCACGGCGGGTGTTTTGTCCACGACCACCGGCTCTGTTTACATGGCGCATGACGGCGCCAACATCATGGTCGTAGATCCGGGAGTGGACGGGTACACCTACAATGGCGCCGGCAACCTTACGGTTATCGCGGACGCGGACTTTCCCACGCCGTCTTCTCTGACCTGGCAGGACGGTTATTTTATAGTCAGTGAAGAGAGCTCCGGTAAATTTTTTATTTCCGGGCTGTACGACCCGACCGCATGGGACGCGCTCGATTATGCCACGGCAGAGGCGGATCCCGATAATCTCAAGCGGATCTTTATGGATAATCTGAACCTCTGGCAGTTCGGGGGGAAAACAACCGAGGTCGGGTACAACTCCGGGGCCGCGGACTTTCCGTTTTCACGATACGGCAACCTGCTTCTCAACCACGGGACGGCGGCCCCGGATTCCGTGGCATCCGGCGATAACGGCCTGTTTTGGCTGACCGAAAAAAGACAGGTGGTCCGGGCGGACGGTTTCAGCCCTGTGATTGTTTCAACGCGACAGCTCGAGCACGCCATGGCCGGATACAGCTCCGTGTCGGACGCAAAGGGCTGGTGTTATACCCTGGAAGGCCATACTTTTTATCATATTGTTTTCCCGGCGGCAAATGCCTCCTGGGAATATAATGTCGAAACAAAACTCTGGCATCAAAGACGAAGCTATCCGGTATACGCCGACGGTTCGGAGCGCAGGCACCGGGCCAACTGCTATGCCTGGTTTAACGGCAAGCATATGGTCGGCGATTATCAGAACGGCAAGATCTATGAGTGGGACATGGACACCTACACGGACAACAGCGAGGTAATCCGCAGATACCGGGTAACCCAGGCAACGCACGCGGACGGGAAAAATATATTTTTTCATAGATTCGACCTCGAAATGGAAGCAGGCACAGGGTTGATTTCCGGCGGAACCGCCTGGGCAGGCGCGACAAATTACGCGCTCGGTGACAGGGTTGTCCCCACGGTTGCCAACGGGTGCGTGTATGAGGTTACAACGGACGGAGGATCGTCCGGGGCCTCGGAACCCGCCTGGCCGATAACCGCCGGGGATACGGTCACGGACGGCGACCTGACGTGGACGTGCCAGGGGGCCATCCCCCAGGCCGTTCTGTCCTGGTCTGACGACGGCGGGCATACATACGGCAACGAACACTGGGGCGGTTTCGGGGCTCTCGGACAATACAGTGTGAGGACATTTTTTAACAGGCTCGGCAGATCAAGAGACAGGCGATTTAAGATAAGTGTCACCGGTTTGGCAAAGTCGGTGATATTGGGGGCTTTTATGGATTTGGAGATCGGGAGCAGTTGAGCCACGCCTGCGGCGTGGCCTGCGGCGCGGCGTGACGGGACAGTAGAGTATGGATAGATTAATTTGCAATCCAAAATTTCAGGCGTTTGATTCAAACGGACTCTTTCTTTCCGGCGGAAAGGTTTATACTTATGAATCGGGAACAACGACCCCGCTTGCCACATACAGCGACCGGGAACTAACCACGGCCAACTCCAATCCTATTGTTTTAGACAGCCGCGGAGAATGTCAGATTTTTTGTAATGAGCTTCTCAAGCTTGTTCTTAAAGATTCTGACGATATCCCGATCTGGACGTTTGACAATATCCGGCCGACCGATTTGTCACTTTTGCGGGACAATGACAACGACACCAAGGTCCAGGTGGAAGAAAGCGCGGATGAAGACAAGATCCGGTTTGATACGGGCGGGGTTGAACGGGCCGTATTAGATTCTTCGGGGTTTGATATTGTTAGTGGCGGCTTGGGGATCTCCGGGACGTTTCTTACTGCTACATTTGCTGAAATTAACAAAGCCTGCGATCTTACGGTAAACGGGTTTTTTGCAACCGGCAATGTCAACAAAATGTTGTTTTACCTTGATACTGCTCCCACAGGATGGTCAATTGATACGTCTTTAGATGACAAGCTGGTATTTGTTACCAAAGGTTCAGGGGCAGCGGGTGAAACCGGTGGCGGGGCACATTCAAGCGGAAGCTGGACAATAAGTGGGATTACGGTTGATAGTCATACGCATTCTATGCAGGCACATACACATACTATAGCCCACACACATGTAGTAACTATTCCTTTCAATGGATGGTCACGTGGAGCATCTGTGACACTGGGAGAAATGCTGATAGAAAACGGCTCTGCTAATCAAGGACACGGTAATGCTAATAGGAATATAACTTCTGATGGATCAAGTGCAGCAAATTCGGGCGGCCCCAGCGTGGCGGATACCGGCACAGCGTCAGCCAATGGTATAACTTCAGATGCTACATGGAGACCGGCAGCATATTGCTGTATCGTGGCGTCTTTGGATTAAGGAGAATGTTCAAGAAAAAGAAAAAATGCTTTCATGAAAATTGTGAGGATTGTCCTTTATGGACGACCCTGACATGGCAGGAAGAAGCAACGGGCAAGAAAAAAGATGAATCCTTATGCGCAATCATAGGAATATATCAGCAGCTTGCGCGTCTTGAGAACCGTCTCATAGGCACACAAAAGGCAAGCGAGCAGTCAAGAAACAACAGCGCAAAGGTGCAAGCTATGCAAGAGGCATTAAATAATACATTGTTAACAGCTTTGACCAACGCACTTAATGTAATCACCGGAGAGCTTAAACAGCATATCGATAGAGAGATTGAGGACATTAAAAAGCTTATAGCACTACCGGAAAAATAACTATGGCAAAGAAAAAATCGCCGCCTCCCAGGCAAGCCCCGCTTTTTATCAGAAACACATTGCATCCGGTGTGGGCCAATTTTTTTGAGCAGTTTTTGCCGATGGCCGAGACCCAAACCGATGCGAGCGCGGCGGCCGGCGATCCGCCGACCAAGGCGGAGTTTGATGCGCTGGTCGGGAAGTTTAATGATCTGATTGATAAGCTGCAGGCGGCTAATTTGATGGAGTAGCCACGCCTGCGGCGTGGCAAGGGGGTTGAATTATGAGCTTAGTAGGATCGTACATAAGCAGTAGCGGCGCAAGAAAAGCGGAAAAAGCCCAGGCTAAGGCCGCGGTTGAGGCTGCGCGTCTTGAGCTGCAAGGAGTGCGAGAAGGGATCGCGTACCAGACAGAGGCCGAAGCGCGTGCCCGCGAGGACATTGCGCCGTGGCGCCAAAAAGGGGTCATGGCCTTAGATGAGCTTTACGGTCTTATGGAGGCCGGGCCGGGCGAGTTTGAGACAAGCCCGGGATATGAGTTCCGTCAGGCCGAAGGGCTGAAGGCTATCGAGCGGAGCGCGGCAGCGCGAGGCGGAGCGCTCAGCGGTGGAGGGCTGAAGGCGATAACCCGCTTCGGCCAGGACTATGCCACAAGCGATTATGATAATTTTTTGCGCCGGTATTACGACAAACTAAACCCGTGGCAATCGCTGGCCGACATAGGCCGGACGGCCGCGGGCACGTCCGCGGACATAACCACGCAAACCGGCCGGGATATAAGCTCCGCATTAATAGCCGGCGGCCAGGTGGCCGGTGAAGGCGTTCGCGGCGAGGCGTTCGCCAAGGCGAGCGGGTATATCAACCAGGCCAACATCTGGTCCAGCACGGAGAAAGAGGTGGTAGGATCAGTGGCCTATTTATATGGCGCCGGAGCATTCGGCTAATCAGGAGGACTCATGCAAACATTGCCACAGATCAACATACCGTCCGGGAACGTCATCGGGATGTATGACGCCGGCCGGCGAGCGCGGCTTGCGAATATCGAGGCAGAAAGATCCGCCCGGGCTGAAACGCAGGCTCAGGGGCTTTATGATATCGCTCTGAAAGGCGAAGAGAGAACGGCCGAAAAGCATAAAGCAGGCATGGCCAAGGCGCAGTCCGAGCGCGTCGTAAAGGGTATGCAGCGCGGCTTGAAGCTGTTTAAGGACGTAAAAACCCCTGAAGAATATCAGCGGGCAAAAAGGGTGTATGAACAAACCGACCCGGAATTAGCCAAGGGAATGCCCGCGGATTATGATCCTGAAGCTTTGAGCCAGCGGCTTGAGTGGGGCCGGGTGTTTACGGACCTGAATGATAAAACCTCGCCTACTGGGAAGCTGCTGTCGGAGCGCGACGCGCTGGCCGCGGACGATCCGGCCCGGGAAGTGTACGACCGGATGATAGCAAAAGGGATATCGCATGGAGATATTAATTACGTGCCCGACCAAAAAGGCGGGTATGTGCGGGAAGCGGTGGAGAAGAAAGGTCCTAAAGCGGCAGATTCCAATACTATTGCCCGGCAGATAGGGCAATTATTCGGGGGTTTTTACGATCCGATTTCAGGGGTGTTTAAAGGCCTGAACAGAGAAGCCGGTCAACAGGCCCAGGCGGTGCAGTCGCGCGCGGAACGGATTTTTATCGACGGCAAAGGAACGGTTACTCATGCCGAGGCCGTAACACAATCCGCCACGGAATTTGGTGTAAAGATCCCCGGTCAGTCCCGCGCCGAGGGTGTCACTGCCGGCGCCGGGATTACGCATGAGTTTGTGCCGGGCAAGGGATTGGTGGAGGTCCCGCGGTAGGGGGATTATCGTAGGGGCACCCCCCTGTGGTTGCCCAATTATTTGCGCCATACATTGATAGGGCAACCACAGGGGGTTGCCCCTACGAAAACAATGCCAATCGTAAACATTCCGGATAAAGAGATGGTCATCCGGTTCCCGGATGACATGCCGTCCGATGCCGTAGAGCGGGCGATTTATACGGATGTGTATGACCGGCCTGTTCTTCACCAGGCGGAACCGCCAAGTGTCATTGATAAGGCGCAGCGTTTTGTCTCCGATCTGTTCCGCGACCGGGATCCCGGCGCCGGGCCGGTTACTGAAAAAGATTGGGAGGCGTTTGAGCCGCATAGCGCAGAGCGCACAGGGCAGAGCGATTCCGAGTTTAACAAATGGTATGGAACAATCGCAAAACAAACTGGTCTTTCCCCAGACCCAGATGATCCCAGACATCATTATAATTATCGTGCGGCCTATTCCGCTGGTGTCCAAGGCCCAGACACTTCGGGGCATTGGCCGTCTCGTTTCAAGTCTCAGGATCATCCAAATAGGTTTGTTAATGGGATAGATACTATTACTGGGCAACCCGTGCAAGCTCCAAAGCTTCCAGAAGGCTTTGAGATAGAAAGTCCAAGTGACTTGGGCCTTCAAAACCGGTACAAGACAATAGATGAAGTCAAAGAACGCAAGCCGACGGGAAGTGAGGTTGATTATTTTAAAAACAATCCAAATGTTTCCGGAATGGCAACGAGCGACAATGCTGTTATTTTAAATCCGTTTAGTTCATTATCGGCTCAAGAAAAAGCTGCGGTCTTAACAAATGAAAAATCTCGTGTTTATATGCGGGGTAGTGGCATCCGACCGGACTTTACATTGACGCAAAAACAAAAAAAAGCTTTTAGTAACTACGGATCAGAGCAAGACATTAAAGAAACAATCGCTGCCAGAATTTTGTCTGGTGATCCGAGCGCAGGAGAGTTCCCCCAAGAACAACAAAAATGGGTAGACGATAATCTTTCGTCGCATCGACTTGTTAATGGAATAGATACTATTACGGGGCAACCCGAAGCTCAAAGCTCAAAGCTAAAAACCGTTAAGCAATACGCCGCATATGTCCCGTACCTGGCCGTCAAGGCCTTCCATGGAGTTATTGATCCGCTTCTTGTTCCTAAAAGGCCGGATTCTCCCGAATCTATTGATTACACCCTCCGGGCCGCCACGGAGTATTGGCGAAAGCAGATTGGAGACAGCGTCACGATCCCGAACGTCGGTATCGGCTTTGATGATGAAGGCGGCTTGCGGATCGAACCCAGGGAGCCTATCCCCTTTGCCGACCTCCTTGGCCAGACCGCGGAAGTGACCGGGGCCGTAGCCGGACCGGTGCGGGCTGCTTCAGGCGCTGCAAGGCTGTTGACCGATGCCGTAAAATTAAACCGGTACGCCCGGCCGTTTTACCAGTCAATAGCCCGCGGCATGGTCACCGGCGCTTTGCTTGGCGAAGGAGAAAAAGACCAAACGCTTGAGAACATGGCCTTGTTCGGCACGTTTGAGCCGCTTGCCCATGCAATAAATAAAACGGGTCGATTATTAAAGCTTCCTCCTAAAGAGGCTTCTAAAATAATAAAAGAAGGAATTGCCCGTCCCGTCAAAGCGATAAAAGAATCTCTTCAATATCGCCGCATGACAATAAAAGAGCGTGGCTTGGTGCTACAAAGTTTAGATGAGACCGTTCAAAACACGGCGAAATATGTGGAAGAAATAGTAAATAAAGGTACATTAATTCGCTTAAAAGCAAACCCGCCAGAAGGTCTTAGAGAGATATTGAAACATACTGAGGCCCAAATTCTGAAGAAATGGAACAACCCGACGTGGAGAAACGAGGCATTAGCCAGACGAATGGCTCCAGCGCCGAAAGAGCCCTTCGTAAAGACCGCACCTGTCATTGATAAAGCCGCCCAGGCGGCCGCTACCTCTCCTAAAAGCCCTGCCCCTGCCCCGACTGAGGCGCAGATAAAAGCCGGCAATTACCAGAAAGGGCATATCAAGCTGCACGGCTTTGATATCTCCATAGAGAATCCCAAAGGCTCGACCCGGGCCGGAACTGATCCCGGCGGTAAAGAATGGTCCGTTACCATGAAAGACCATTACGGCTATATCAAAGAAACCAGGGGTAAGGACAAGGAACACCTTGATGTTTTTATCGGCCCGGATCCTGAAAGCGAAATAGTGTTCGTGGTGGACCAGGTAGATCCCCGGACCGGCAAGTTTGATGAGCATAAGATTTTGATGGGGTATAAGACCATGCCGGAAGCAAAGGCAGGGTATCTGGCGAATTATGAAAAGGGCTGGCAGGGTATTGGAAGTATGGCCGGGATGAAGCTGGAGGATTTTAAGGCGTGGACGAAGGAGGGGGATACTGTAAAGGCGATAGGACTTAAGGGCTCAAGGCTCAAGGCTGAAGGCTCAACCCTGGCCAAGACCCCTTCCATTTCTAAGGAAGCCCAACCTGAACCTATCATCGAGACCGTAGGCAAAGATAAAAAAGTTTCCGTTCCTTTAACCAGGGCCGAAGAAAAACAACTTACTCCCCAAAAGCAAAAGGCA